CTATAACTTCAAACATAACAAGAGTAAGAATTAGAAGAAATTTAAATGCTCTTATTAATCAATTTGCACAATATGAAATTTGTTTTGGCAATCAATTTAATGTTAAACCTGAGGGTTTAAATATTAAGAGCACTGGATTTACAGTTTCTGGTATAAATTCAACTGTATTTTTAACAGATACTCCAAATTCTGATAAAAAAACAGGAATAGTTTCTATTGTTAGAAAAGACATTGTTGATGGTGAACGAATAGTTATTGTTGAAAATGCAGGAACTGTTAATTATGTAAAAGGTGAAATTAATTTAACCACAATAAATATAACATCAACAGAGAAACCAAATAATATTATAGAGATTCAAGCTTTCCCTGAATCAAATGATATTATAGGTCTTCAAGAGTTATATTTAAATTTTAACATTTCTGACAGCACGATAAATATGATTAAGGATACTATTTCATCAGGTGATCAAATATCTGGTGTTGGTTATAAAGTTACTTCAAGTTACACAAACGGAGAATTAATAAGAGGATAATATGATAGGAACTGGTATTGATAAGAGAGTTAAAGTTCAGCAGATAATTGAAAATCAACTTCCAGAGTTTATTTTATCTGAAAGTCCAAATACTGCAGAGTTTTTAAAACAATATTATATTTCACAGGAGTATACTGGTGGTCCTATAGATTTAATAGATAATCTAGATCAATATTTAAAATTAGATAATTTAACATCAGAAGTTATTGTAGGAGTAACTACTTTATCATTTGATATTGATTCAACTGCTGGTGTAGTTACTGTTAGATCTAATAATAGTAATCCTCCTATAGATGGATTTCCAAATGAATATGGTTTATTAAAAATTGAAAATGAGATTATAACATATACGGGAGTAGCTGGAACTGATACTTTTACAGGATGTAAGCGTGGATTTAGTGGAATAACATCATATAGAGATATTAATAGTCCATCAGAATTAACTTTTTTAGATTCATCAGCATCATCTCATACTGCAGGATCTAGCGTACAAAATTTAAGTGCGTTATTTTTACAGGAATTTTATAAAAAATTAAAGAAAACATTTACACCTGGATTAGAAAATACAGATTTTGTATCTAATCTAGATGTAAATAATTTTATAAAAGAATCGAGAACTTTTTATCAATCAAAAGGAACAGAGGAGTCATTTAGAATTTTATTTAATGTTTTGTATGGAGTAGATCCAAAAGTAATTGATCTTGAAAAATATTTAATAAAACCATCTTCTGCAAAGTATTTAAGACGTGAAAGAATAATTGCAAAAAAAATATCTAACGATAATACAGATCCTTTAAAACTACAAGGGCAAACTATAGTTAGATCAACAGATCCGCAAACTACTGCTTCAGTTTCAGAAGTAGAAGCATTAACTGGAATAACTGGAATCTCTACCTCACCACAATATTTTATTTTAGATATATTTGTTGGATATAATGATGAAGAATTTGTAACTGGTACATTTAATGTAACAGGAAAAACTAAATCAATTAATGAGGTAAGTAAAAATTCAAAAGTTATAACAGTTGATTCTACTATTGGTTTTGGTGTAACAGGCACAGTTATTTCTGGTATTAATACACATATCACATATACCGATAAAACAATAAATCAATTTTTAAACTGTGAGGGTATTAATGAAGATATAAAATTAGGTGATGATATTATAGTAGATGACACTATTTTTGGTTTTGAAGATAGTGATTTAACAAAAAAAGTTGAATTGCGTATAACTGGAGTTTTAAAGGACTTTGTACCTTCATCTAAAAATAATAGATTAGCATTAGAAGGAGAAACAATTGCAATTAAGAGTATTGGTGAAATAATTAAAAATGAAACAGATTCTAAAAAAGAAATATTTGCAAATTCTTGGAATTATAATACTTCTAGCACCTATGATGTTACAGTTGGGTCTGGAAAAATTGGTGTTGATATAGCAACTTGGGAATTAGATTCTGTTATTGATAAATCAAGTTTAAAAAAAGAAGATTCTATTGAATTTATAGAAAAAACTAGCGATCCTTTTTCTTTAGGTAAAATTATTGCTACTTTAGATATATTAAGTATATCTAATATTAATGGTGAACCAAAAAAAGTTACTCTTAGTAGTGGAATCTCATCTACAAGTAGTAAAAAACTTTACGCTATCCGAAGAAAACTTAAAACATCTTTTAGTGAATTTGATAATATTGAATTTGGAAAAAGAGAAGATGGAGAAGATTCATTTAAATCTTCATTAACCTCAGATATTCAAAATGTATATAATGAGTCTGATGAAAGTTTGTATGTTGCAAGTGGATCATTACCATCCTATAAAATTACTAAAAATATTGGCATATCTAGTATTTCATCAGTAATAGAAAATGATACAATTCAAGATTTTAATCCTTTAACTGTAAAATATTCAACAATATCCTTTACTAACAATATTCCTTTCGTAACAGGAGATCAAATTTTTTATGAACCTGAGGGCAATACTTTAGTTGGATTGACCACGGGAACTTATTTTATTAAAAATATAGATCAAAATAAAATAAAATTGTATCAATCACTTTCATTTATAGAATCTGATTCATTTATAGAATTTGGAGTTCCAAAAAATACTACTACTTCACATTCTTTTACTTTATTTGATCATTATGATAAAAAAATTAATTCACAAAAAATATTAAAGAAATTTAATATTGATGTTAAGCAAAATTTAGGTAAAAAAATAAAAACAATTCCTGGACCAGTGGGAATGTTGAAAGATGGTGTTGAAATTGAAAATGGTAGATCGAGTGATAGTATATTTTATGGTCCAATAAGTGATTTTTCATGTGTTGGATCTGGTACTGATTATGATATTATCAATCCACCTTCAATTGATGTAGTTTCTTTTGGATCAACCCAAGTAGTAAACGCACTTGTAAGTCCTGTTATAGAGGGTGATATTGTAGAAATATTAGTTGATCCTCAAAACTTTGATATTGATAGTGTAGAATCTATAAGTATGACTGGAGGAAATAGTGGAGAGGCAATACTATTACCAATTCTTTCAAGAAGAAATAGAACTTTAGAATTTAGTGGAGTAACATCAGCATTTAATGGAGGTATCGATACTAGTGCAGAAACATTAACATTTACAAAACCTCATAATTTAAAAGATGGTCAAGTTTTAATTTATGATAGTAATAAAAATGCACCATTAGGAATTGGAACTTTTCATGGTAGTAATCTTTCAGGGAAAACTTTGGTAGATGGTCAGCAATATTGGCCCAAAATTATTGGTAATGTTGGTACTAGTTCAACAGTATTTCTTTTTGAAAGTGAAAATGATTATAATAGTGGAATTAATACTATAGGATTTAATGAATTAGGAAAAGATGGAAATCATAAGTTTAGATTAAGAGACTCTAAAAATATTATATCTAGCATTAGAGTTATACAATCAGGTAAACCATATGTCTTTAGAAATGTTTATGCTACTGACATATCTACCGAAAAATCAATAGTTACATTTAATAATCATGGATTTTCTAATGGTGAGATAGTTGTATATCAACCACATGTTGGATTAGGATCTACAGCACCACAATCAATATCTGGTCTAAGTACCTCAAATCAATATAAAGTTATTAAAATTGATGATAATAACTTTAGAGTATCTAATGTTGGTGTTGTTACAATGTTTGATGATACCGATTTTATTAGTGGGAAATATGTTAAATTTAAATCTAAAGGTACAGGATATCAATTATTTAAATATCCTGATATAAAAATTAATATAGATGTTATAACTAATGTTCCTACATCAGAAAAGGTAATATTAACTCCAGTCGTTAAAGGTAAAATAGTAGATGTATCTTTATATCAAGCAGGATCTGGATATGGAAATAAAAATATTATTAACTATCAAAATATTCCTGATATTCTTATAAAGAATGGAGAACCAAGATCTGAGAAAAATATAAGTCCTGCTTTAAGTCCTATAATTGATAATGGGAAAATAACTAATGTTAATCTTCAGGATGGTGGTGATGAATATTATTCAACTCCTGATTTAGAAGTTATTGGAGATGGAGTAGGTGCTAAACTAAGAGCAGTTGTTGATAGAGATGAAAATTCAGCAACATATTTAAAAATTATCAATGTTATCATTATAAATGGTGGATCTAATTATACATTCGATAAAACAAGAATAACTGTAAATCCATCTGGAAAAAATGCAATATTTAATGCATCTATTACTGAATTAAGTTTATGTGGTATTCAAACAAATTTAACTGATTCATATAAAGAAAAATATACCGATGTACAATTAATTTCTTCTAAAAATGGATTAAAGTATTCTGTTGTTGGATATTCAACTCAAATTGGAAAAGATGAATTTGGACAAGTAAGTGGTTCTCATTCTCCTATAATTGGATGGGCATATGACGGTAATCCAATTTATGGTCCATTTGGATATAGTGATCCATTGAATAGTTCATCTAATATAAAAATATTGAAAACGGGATATACAGTGCAAGAAAACTCTGCAAATTCTACTATTAAAAATAGAACTGATTTGCCTTATGAAAAAGGGTTTTTTGTAGATGATTTCTTATATACACCAACATCTTCTACAGATTTAGATGAACATAATGGTAGATTTTCCAAAACGCCAGAATATCCAGATGGTGTTTATGCTTATTTTGCAACTATTGATTCAATAACAAATGTACCTGAGTATCCCTATTTTGTTGGAAATAGTTATAGATCAATACCAGAAACTTTAGATACTGCTAATACATTATCTCAATCATTTGATTTTAATAATTCAAATTTGGTTAGAAACACTTTTCCATATAAATTATCAGATAATTTTGCTGGAAATGATTTTATTATTGAATCTGATGAACTATTATCACAAATAACCAAAGTTACTTCAGTATCTCAAGGGAAAGTAGAGTCTTTAGATATTGTTAAATCTGGAGATAATTATAATATTGGTGATGTCGTAACTTTTGATAATAGTGGAACTGACGGAAGTGGTGTAAGTGCTTTTGTATCTAAATTGGATGGTAAACCAGTATTTAAAATTGATACTTCTTACGAAGCTATAAACAACGTAAAGTTCATTTGGAAAAATCCAAACACTGTTTCAGTTTTTCTTCCAAATACTAATAATTTATCGGTTGGAAATAATTTAGAAATATCTGGATTAACAACAGATATTTCTACTATAAATGGAATCCCTTTATCGGGAAATAAAGTAATATCAAGTATTCCAAGTGAAAGCACTGTTTTATTCAAACAAGTCTCTTCAAATGCAACTGCAGGTGTGGTTACTGACATCTTTGTATATCAAACAAATGTTATTTCTGTTGGAAGTTCCATAGGTATTGGAACTGAAAAATTAACAGTTTTAAATAAGTTTGATGATAGAAACATATTAAGAGTTAGACGAGGTGTAACTGGAACAGCACATACACTATCATCAAAAGTTAATTTAATTCCAAGTTTCTTTGATATAAACTTTAAAACTGATTCTTTCAATTCCAAAGTAGATGATATTGTATATTTTAACCCTAGACAAACTGTAGGGATAGCAACTACATCTGGAATATCTTCATTAATAACAGTATCTGTTGGAGATACTTCAAGACAAGTATCTGTTCCATCACAAAGCATATATTTACCGAACCATCCATTTAAAACTGGTCAAAAAATTACACTTAAAAAACCACCTGCGGGAGGTTTACCTATACAAGTTTCTAAAGATGGATCAGTATCTCAAGCATTTACTATACCATATGGAGCTAATACAGAAATAGATGTATTTGCTATTAATAAATCTGCAGATTATATTGGTATTGTAACACAAGTAGGTTTAACAACTACTAATGGTTTATATTTTAGAACTAATGCAGACAATGATTTTCAATATACCTTTGAATCTAATTTCACACAAGTAACTGGAAATTTAGAGAGAATAAATTCAAAAGTTACGTTAACAACATCTCATAGTTTATCTGTAGGAGATATTGTTAGTTTGAATATAGAACCAAACCAATCAGTTGGTATTGGTACATCTACAGATATTAGAGTTAAGTATAATTCTTCGATTGGTAGTTTATTAATAAATGAAATTGAATTTGGTACTAGTGGAATTAATACATCTACAAACGTAATAACTTTAAATTCTCATGGATTAAAAACTGGAGATAAAGTATATTATGATTGTACTGGTGAAATATCTAGTGGATTAGAAACTGGAGGTTATTTTGTATATAGAATTGATGATAATAAAATAAAATTAGCAGATACTTTATTAGATTCAAAATCAATTCCACTAAAAAATGTAAATATAATATCAGTTGGAGTTGGAACTCATCAATTATCTTTAATTAATCCCCCCATTTCTATAACAAGAAATAATAATTTAGTTTTTGATATATCAGATTCTTCATTATCTGATTTAGATTTTAAAATATATCAAGATAAAGATTTTAATAATTCTTTTGTTTCTATAGGATCAACAATAATTGTAGTATCTACTTCTGGAACAATCGGAGTTACACCTACAGCTTCTTTAACAATAAATTATTCTCCTAATATTTCAGAAAATTTATTTTATAATGTTGAAAAATCAGGTTTTATAAGCACATCAGATATAGATGTTGTTAACAATTCTAGAATATCTTATGAAAATAGTAAATATAATCAGGATTATTCAATTGTAGGAGTTGGAACAACTACATTTGATATTAGATTATCTGAAAAACCAGAAGATTTAATATACACCACTGATAATACGGATATTTTAGAGTATTCTACTACTTCAAAAAATGAAAGAGGATCTGTTAAAGATGTTAATTTAACTTTTGGTGGAGATGGTTATAAAGCAATGCCAAAATTTGTAAGTGTTGCTTCTACTACAGGATCAAATGCTAAAATTATACCTAATTCAACTACTAGTAATAAAATTGAAAACACTGAAATAATTAATATTGGATTTGAATATGCTTCAGATAAAACATTAAAACCAATAGCTGATATATCTCCTATAATAACTATAAAAAATTCAAATAAAATTACAAATATAGAAGTTATTGATGGTGGAAAGGATTATTTAACCCCACCTAATTTATCTATTTTAGATGTTGAATCTAAAGAAGTAGTAAAAAGTGGATCATTAGAAGCTATTATAAGTCAAGCAACTCAATCAATTAATAATGTTAAAATTATAAGAACTCCACAAGGAATAGGAGAATGTAAAATATTTACTGAAGATAATACAAACGGAGTTCAAATAACCAATGTTACAATAGGTGGAACGATTGTAACAAATGAAGTTACTGGAATAGTAACTTTCACATTAGCAACACCTATTTTAGGGTTTTCTGATGCACCATTTGCTCTTGGTGATACTGTATTTGTTGAAAATGTTGAAAATGAATATGGAAATACATTTAACTCTCCAAGTAATCAATATAATTTTTATCCAGTAACTAAAATTATTGGAGGAACTAATCCAAATCCCTTTGTAATGGAAATTAATTTGAATGGATTAGCACCAAATCCTGGATTTGCTAAAACTTTCCAAAATTATGGTTCTATAGTTAATTTTAAGAATTATCCTAAATTTAATATTATTACAGATCTTTCACCATTTAGTGTAGGTGAAAATATTTTAGTTTCTAGAAATGAAAACCAATTTGAAGAAGTTGGTCTTATTTTGGATAGGGTATCAAATAATTATATAAAATTAACGGGTAGATATGATTTAAAAGTTAATGATAAAATAAAAGGAATATTTTCTGGTGCAATAGCTACAATCAATACTTTACTTGAGAATAAGGGTAGTTTTATTGTAGATTTTTCTTCTAAGAGAAATAAAGGTTGGGTTGATAATGTTGGAAAGTTAAATGAAGATTATCAAGTAATACCAGATAATGATTATTATCAAAATTTATCATATTCTATTCAAAGTCCAATCGATTATCAAACATTAGTAAGTTCTGTAAATAAATTACTACACACAACTGGACTTAAAAACTTTGCTGATGTTGGTATTTCTTCAGCAGTTGGAGTTGGATCAACAGCAACTGTCGATTCATCATCAATTATAAGAGATTTAACATCTGAAAATAGAGTTGATGCAATAGATAATTTTGATTTAGTAAGGGACTCTGATGTTTTACTAAACCCTAAAAGATCTAAATTTATAACCTTTCAAAACAAAAAACTTTCAAATTATTTTGAATGTAACACTAATAATGCTCTACAAATAGATGACATTAGCACTTTATTTTCAGATTCTACTAATAATATAAAATTAGATGGAAGTTTATCAATTACAGGTTCATTCAATAGATTTTTAATTCAAACTAAAGTTCCTTTAGATAGCACTGGAATAGCAAAAACTACAAATACACTTCAAGTTTCAGAAGTAATAACATCTGTAGATTTTATTAATAAAAACATTTATACAGTTGAAAAAAGTTCTATTAATGATGAGAACAACTTAGTGGATATTATTGGAAGTAAAGATATAAATGATAATTATAGTTTACAATTTAATCCAGTTGATATTTTTAATAGCGATTTGGATATTAAAGTTCTTCAAACTGGATTTATATCTGGAGTTGGTATTGGAACAACTAATTTTGGATTTGTCAACTTAACAGGAAAAAGTGTTAATGTATCTTCTTCTACTACTTCTACTATAATATCTTCTGATATTAGTAGTTTAGAATCTTATTTTGCAACTGTTGAAGTTAAAGATCAAACTTTAAATGAAAATAATATAGTAGAACTTTATGTAACACATGATGGATCTAATTCATACATATCAAACTATTCAATAGAAACTAACACAGGAAATTCAATAGGAACATTTACATCAGAAATTGATTCTGGGGTATTATCATTAAAATATGAAAATGATAGAACAAATCAAGTTTTTGTTAGATCTAAAATTGTTGGATTTGGAACAACAGCAGCTGGTATTGGAACATTTAGATTTAAATTAGATGCTCAACCTGATGGATCTGAAAATGCTGCTAGATTAGAATCTAAATTTGTAGGTGTACAATCTACATCAACAATATGTGGATTTAGTTCATCTAAAGATAGAACAGTTAAAAGTATTGTTAGAGTTTCAATAGGAAATACTAGTGCTATTCATCAAATTCTAATGTCTCATGATGAAGGAGATAGTGTTATAACACAATATCCTTTCATATCTATTGGATCAACTAGTGGAATTGGAACTTTCTCATCAGAACTTGATGGAACTAATTTTAATTTAAAATTTCATCCTGATCCTAATTTTACTAACGTTGGTAATTTACAGATTCAGTCATATAATGAAGTTATTAATACTGAATTAGATTTCATTAATACACCACCTAATTTAGTTTATGGTACATCAATAGAATCATTATCTAATCTACAATACAATTCTTTAAATGGTGATAGATCAAGTGTAGAATCATTTAGATTGAGAAGTAATGGTAATTTAATATTTGCTAATTTCTTTGAACCATCAACTTCTATTAATTTATCTACTGGTAAATTTACAATTGATAATAATTTCTTTAATAGAAATGAAAGATTGATATACACACCTGGTTCATCAATAGATAATGTTTCTGCTACTCCATTAGTAATGTCTAATGGAAATCCATTACCTAGTGAAGTTTATGTATCTCTTGATGCAGGAACAACTAATTCAAATGTATTTGGTTTATCAACAACTAGAGCAGGAGCATCTGTTACTTTTAATACTATAGGAACTGGAAATAGACATCAATTAGAGATGTTTAAGAAAAATGAAAAAGTTTTAATTACACTTGATAATATAATTCAATCTCCAATATCATATACTCCAGTAACAACTACATTATCTGGAAATGTTAGCAGTTCAGTTTCCATATCAACCTCTATAATATCTTTAGCTGGAATTACATCAATTACAATTGATGATGTTTTAAAAATTGATAATGAATTTATAATAGTCAAAAATGTTGGATTTGGAACTACTAGTGTTGGTCCAATATCAAATAGTGGATCTTTAAGTTTAATAGATGTTAAAAGGGCATCTATTGGATCTACAGCAACTACTCACTCTGATAGTTCTAGTGTTAGATTGTATAAGGGTGGATATAACATAGTTGGTGATAGTATTTTCTTTACTAATCCACCTAGAGGAACTAATGTTAATAAAAAAGACGAATCTAATCGGGATCCTGGTAGGTCAAGTTTTAGTGGTAGAGCATTTTTAAGACAAAATTACTCATCTAATGTTATTTTTGATGATATATCGCATGAGTTTACAGGAATAGAACAAACATTTAGGACTTCAATATCTGGAGTTAATACTAGTGGTCTCACAACTGGTAGTAGTTTCTTAACAATTAATGGTATTTTCCAACCACCAACAACAGAAAAAAATCCTTTAAACAATTATGATTTTATTGAATCCGTTGGAGTAACAAGTTTTATATTTAGTGGAATCTCCTCTACTGATGGAACTAAAGTTATAAGTGAATCTGATGTTAATCAAAATCAATTACCTAGATCTGGACAAATTATTTCTATTGGGTATACTGGTGGATTAGGAATCGCACCTTTAGCTGGTGCTGCTGTAACAGCAATCACTAATGCTAGTGGAACTATAACTGCTGTTGGTATTGGTACAAGAGATTTCCACGGATCTGGATATCGTTCTGAACAAAGTACAACAGGAAATGGTATTATTCAAATTGATGTAGTTGATGAAGCATATAAACATAGATTCTCAAGTTCTAGTACTAATTCCATAACTGTTAAAAATGGAGGAATTGGAGTAGATGGTACATTTACACCTGTTGATGCTCCTTATACATCATCAACTGGTATTGTAACACTTACGAAAAACAATCACAGTCTCATAACATCAGATTCTTATACAGCAACTACAGGAACTGTGTATGATCCAAATGTTGGTATTATGACAGTGAAACTTAATTCAACACCATCACCAGCTTTAGTGAATGGTCAATTGGTTAAATTTGAAAATAATTCTCTTAGATTTACATGTGATAAAGATTCTCATGCTACCAATCATGATTACCCAAGATCAACAGATCCTTTAAGTGGTAAATGGTTACCAATATCTAATGTGAGTGGTGGTAATCAGTTTGAAATAAATGTTCTTGATAATGTACCATCAACAAATACAGGTATTCATACATTTGTAAGTGCTACTAATAATGGTGTAAATCGATCTGCAAATAAAATTCGTATATCGGCAAATTCTTTAGTATATACTTGCGATAAAGACGCATATAGCACTGATCATACATATCCACGTTCAACAGATCCAGCTTACAATACAGATTTAAATATTCTTGAGGCAACTGATAATTATTTCAAAGTTCATGTTGGATCTGGTGGTGGAGTTGGATCTGGTGCTAATATAACTGCAACTGTTGGTATTGGAGGGACATTAATTTTCTCTGTTGTTGGTGGTGGAACTTCATATATCAATCCAGTTATTGTATCCCCATCTCCAACATATGAAAATCTACCAGTAACTGGAGTTTCAAGATTGGGTATTGGTTCTACAACAGATACTGGAACAGGATTATTATTAACTATTGATGTTGGAGGTAGTAACACAACTGGCATTGGATCTACTTTATTTGAAGTTAAGGAATTTAAAGTTGCTAGAAGTGGGTATGGATTTAAGAAAGGTGATAAATTTAAACCTGTTGGATTAGTTACCGATAAATCTTTATCCTCACCATTAACAAATATTGAATTTACTGTAAATGAAATATTTACAGATACTTTCTGTTCTTGGAATGTTGGTGAATTTGATTATATTGATTCGATTGCAAATCTTCAGAATGGAAATAGAACAGTATTCCCACTAAACTTTAATAATGAATTAGTATCTTTTGAAGCTAAATCTGGATCATCAATTGAGATGCAATCATTATTATTAATATTCATAAATGGAGTTTTGCAAAATCCAGGAGAATCTTATATTTTTAATGGAGGAACTTCTTTCCAATTCACTGAAGCACCAGATGTGGGTGATAATGTATCAATTTTCTTCTACAAAGGAACAAATAATGTAGACGTTACTTTTACTGATGTTAAAGAGACTATAAAATCTGGTGACGAAATTCAAATAATGAGAAGCAATATCGTTAGTGGTGAAGATCAAAATATAAGAACGGTATCTGGAATAGCAACTGCAGATGCTCTTGAAACTCAATTATATTATAATCAAGGTATTGATGATATAAACTTTAAACCTCTTAGGTGGATTAAACAAAAAAGTGATAAATTTATAAATGGACAATTAATTACTAAAATTAGACCTTCAATTGAACCATTAATATTCCCAGAAGCAAGAGTAATTAAAGATGTATCATCTTCGGATACTACAGTTTATCTTGATACTGTTGATAATTTCTTTGATTATGATAGTCCTTCAAAAATAGGTGCTTTAATAGTAGATGAATCTATTACTAGACAATCTGCCAATCTTGGTGCTGTTGTTTCTATAGCAGGAACAATTCAATCAATAACTGTTAATAGTGGTGGAAGTGGTTATGTTGGAACAACAACATCAATTTCAATTGGTGTACCAACTACAGGTATTAATACACATGTTGCAACAGCGACAGGTAATATAACAAGTGGCATTATAACTTCAGTAACAATTATAAATTCTGGTATTGGATATACTAGTTCCTCTGTTCCTAATGTCATAGCACCAGTTCCAACAACACCATATGAACAAATTAGTGGATTTACTGCTGCTACTGGTTTCTCTGGTATTGTAACAGGAATAACAGTTCTCAGTAGTTCAACTATTAAATTCTTCCTTGAAAAAAAATCAGGAACCTTTAGTGGGTTAGTAAATGGAGATCCAATTTATATTTCTAATACATCAGTAGGTGTAGGTGTTACTTCTGTATTATCAGGTTCTCCTGTAGGTGTTGGAACAACATTTTTTGATAATATCTATATTGTTAGTTCTTTAGCTACATCTAGTAATACAGCTGACTTTGTAGCAAGTGTTACTGCAGATACAAATATTGTTGGAATCTCAACAGAAAAAACTATTTGTGGTAGATTCTCTTGGGGTAAGTTAACTGGTGGTTCTAGATCATCAAATCCACTCACACTAACTGTCTCTGGCAACACAGTTAATTCTGGGTTGACAACCTTTCCTAAAGTTCAAAGAAGAAGTTCTGGACTTAGAGAAACAGGTGCTATAAAAGATTCAACTTAATATAGTATAAATAAAGAAAAAAAGTCTATAGAAAATGTCGGCAATTGTAACAGACCAATTTAGAATTAATAACGCAGGTAATTTTTTAGGAGATGTAAATAGTTCCGAAAACTCTTATTATGTGTTTGTAGGATTATCAAATCCCTCTGCTGCGGTTAGATCCTCAGTAGCTTTTGGTAGAAATGCGGATGAAGATAAGTGGAATGATGATACTACTAGAAAAAAACCAGTAGATAATTTTAATTACTTAAATCATACTAAAGACACTATGATTTTTGGTAAAAAAATTACTCCAGAAAATATTAGGAGAGTTGTAAGAAAAATTGAATGGACTAAAGAAAATAGATATGATATGTATCGTCATGATTATAGTGATCAAAATAGAGCATTAACGGGAAAAACTGCTAGATTATATGACAGTGATTTTTATGTAATTAATAAAGATTTTAATGTTTATATTTGTATAGATAATGGATCATCTGGTATTAACACAACTGGTAATCGTTCTTTGAATGAACCAACTTTAACTGGATTGGAACCATTCAGAGCAACTGGTTCTAGTGATGATGGATATCGTTGGAAGTATTTATTTACTGTTGCTCCAAGTGATATTATAAAGTTTGATGCTACAGAGTTCATACCATTACCTAATAATTGGTCATCAACTGATGATGCTAACATATCGAATGTGCGAGATAATGGAAATGCTGAAATTAATAATAATCAAATTAAGAAAATTTATATAGATGATCAAGGGTCGAGTTATGGAGATGCTGGTGCTGGAGGAAAAGAATATAATATTGTTGGAGATGGATCTGGTGGAAAAGCTATTGTAACAGTAGCAGACACTTCAAAAATAACTGATGTTCAAGTGTCAGTTGGTGGTAAAGGATATACTTATGGTATAGTTGATCTAACAGATATTCAACCATCCAATCCTAATGCAAAATTGATTCCAATTATCCCACCATCAAAAGGTCATGGTTATGACATTTATAAAGAATTGGGTGCTGATAGAGTTTTAGTTTATGCTAGATTTGATGATTCCACTAAAGATTTTCCAATTGATACTAAATTTTCACAAATAGGAATTGTCAAAAATCCAACATCAATTGGATCTACATCAACTTTCGTACAGTCTCAATTTTCTTCAGTTTCTTCTTTATATGTAACTACTTTTGATATTCCTGCTAAAGTAAAAGTAGGAGATTTAATTCAACAAGATATAAAAAATAATAATGCTACTGTTGGTCAAGCAAAAGCATATGTGGTTTCATTTGATATAATTTCAAGTGATGAAAATAATAAAATTGGTGTTTTAAAATATTATAGAGATAGATCATTATACTTTGATACTACAACAGGCGATCAGACTGATACTACAGGTATTAGTACTATATCTGGTGCCAATGGTCAAATTTATGATTTTGATCCAACTGGACCCATTATATCGGGGACTGATGGAGCTTCGTCATCTTATAACGTTACTATAAATTCTAATTTTAGTGGTATAACTACCAATCCTACAGGAACTAAAATTATTGACCTTGGAGTAGAATTTAAAAATGGGGTAGCACAATCCGAGATAAATAATCAGTCGGGTGATATTATCTACTTAGATAATAGACAATTAATTACTAGAGATAGTAGGCAAAAAGAAGACATTAAAGTTATACTAGAGTTCTAAAACATGTCACAAAAAACTAATTTAAATATAAGTCCTTATTATGATGATTTTAATCAGGATAGTGATTTTTATAAAGTATTGTTTAGACCAGGTAGACCTGTTCAAGCTAGAGAATTAACTACTCTTCAATCAATACTTCAAAATCAAGTAAAATCTTTAGGATCTCATGTATTTAAGGAAGGATCTATGGTTCTTCCAGGTGGTGTTCGATACGATGATTCATTCTATTCAGCAAAAGTAGAATCTAATCATCTTGGTCTACCAATATCAATTTATTCTACTGAATTAAAAGGTAAGAAGTTAAAGGGACAAAATTCTGGAATAGAAATTCTAGTTAATGATATTAAATTTTCATCAGATTCAGCAGATATTACAAATCCAACACTTTTTATTAAGTATCTTACAGGAAATGATAATAAAGAAATATCTAATTTAACCGATGGTGAACCTTTAATTGCTCTAGAATCAATAACCTATGGTAATACAACTATATCTACTGGTGAAAGTGTTGCTACATTGATACCCTCTAACGCCTGTGCGGTTGGTAGTGCGGTAAAAATCAATGCTGGTGTATATTTCATTAGAGGAACGTTTGTAGAGGTTTCTGCGGATAGTATAGTATTAGATCCATATTCAAATTCCCCCTCATATAGAGTTGGTTTGAATGTATTAGAATCTATTATTACTGCACAGGATGATTCTTCATTATTTGATAATGCAAAAGGATTTTCTAATTTTGCAGCTCCAGGTGCTGATAGATTTAAAATAACTGCATCTTTAGCAAAGAAAAGTTTAGAAGATACTAATGATATTAATTTTGTTGAATTAATTAAATTAAGAGAAGGAGAAATTAAAAAATTACAAGATTTTTCTGTTTATAATGAATTAGAGAAATATCTAGCTGCTAGAACATTTGAAGAATCTGGAAATTATTCTATTGATAATTTTAAAGTTAAAGCAGCAAATTCTTTAGATAATGGTCGTTCAAATGGAGGAATTTTTAAATCAAATCAAATTACTGAAGATGGTAATACTCCATCAGATGATTTAGCTTGTTTAAAAGTAAGTCCAGGTAAGGCATATGTAAAAGGTTTTCGTATTAATGAACCTGGAACTTCAATTATCGATTTTGATAAACCGAGAGATAAAGGAACTGTAAATACTGCATTAGTCCCATTTGATATGGGAACATTGATTCGTGTTAATAATGTATCAGGTACACCTAAGATAGGCACGAATATTGAGCAAAATAAGGTTAGTCTTTATAGTAGAAGAAAAACTGCATCTTTAGCATCGGGAGCACCTACACAGGCTTTTAAAATAGGAGAGGCAAGAGTATATTCATTTGGATTAAGAAATACTCCATATGTAAATGATGCTAGTCAATGGAATTTACATTTATTTGATGTTCAAACATATACAGTTTTGAATTTAAATACTGCCTTAGATGCAGATAAGAGTGCCTTCATTAGAGGTGCTAATAGCGGTGCTACGGGATTTGTTAATACTAATGTTTCTGCAAAAACTGAGATAGTTCTTTCACAAACTTCTGGTTCATTTATTCCTGGTGAAAAAATAATAATAAATGAATCGGAAGAATCATTTAGATCTATAACAACATTAACACAATATACCTTTGAAGATATAAAATCTGTATATCAAGATACAAATGGAATGAGTGGTGGAATATCTGGTTTTATTGATTTTAGTGCTGACACAGTATTAGAGACTACTAAAATATCATCAATATCTCAAGTTAATAATTGTGTTATTAATAATAATAAATTAACATTACCTGGTAGTGCCTTTAGTGGTATAAAAACAGATTCTATTATCCAATATCAACTTCCAGGTAGTGCTGATATTACATTTAGTAGAGTTGCAAGTATTAGTAATGATTTAAAAGAGTTGACTTTAGAATCTTTACCATTATCAGTTTCAGGTGTAAATGCTGCACCTCCAGCAGGTATTAGTACTACATCTTCAATATCTTTAGCATCTCCAGTTGTTGTGGATAAAGAACATACTGGATTATATGCTAAATTGGATTATGATAGTGTATGTGATGTTAATTTAGCAAATTCTACATTATCAGTTTCTTCTCAATCTGCTAAGTTTACATTAACTGCTAATGCTGCTATAACGGCAATTTCTGATTTACAACCTGGAATAACAAGTGCATTTTATAGTAACTTTGATACACAAAAGTATTCATTAGTTTATGCTGATGGAAGCGTAGAACCATTAACAAGAGATAAGTTTAAATTAGTAGATGCTAGTTCAAAGGTTCAATTTAGTGGATTAACAAAGAATAGTGGAGATGCTGTTCTTAATGTAACTGTAGAAAAACAAGGAATTACAAATAAAGTTAAAGAGTATATAAGAAGTAATAAAATTGTTATTAATAAAACTAGTGCAGGTGTATCAACATCTACAAACGGTTTAATTCTTAATTCTTACTATGGATTAAGAATAGAAGATAGAGAAATATCATTAAATGTTCCAGATGTTTCAAATGTAGTTACAATATTAGAATCTAAAGATAGTAGTGATCCAACTTTTGATAAAATAACAACTATATCTGGTCTTTCTTTAGATGTTAACAGTGTAGTTGGTGAAAAAATTATTGGTTCTGAAAGTGGAGCAGTTGCTCAACTAGTAACTAGAGTAGATGATAGAAACGTAGAAGTTGCGTATTTTACAGGTGTTAAATTTATTTTAGGTGAGTTATTGACTTTTGAAGAATCAAATATTTCAACAACAGTTCAAGCAATAACACTTGGAAATAATTTTAATATAACTGAAAGATATTCTTTAGATAAAGGACAAAGAAATCAATATTATGATTATTCTAGAATAGTTAGAAAACGAAATTCTACTCCTCCATCTAATAGGATATTAGTAGTTTATAATTCATATGAAGTTCCAACTACAGATGTAGGTGATTTGTTTACTGCAGATTCTTATTCTAAAGATAGATTTAATGATGATATTCCATTAATAGATGGTAATATAAGAGCAACAGATATTCTTGATTTTAGACCTAGAGTAGCACCAACTTTAAGCACTAATGTTTCTCCATTTGCTTTTACTTCTAGGAATTTTTCTACCTCTGGAACAACACCTTCACTTGTGGTATCTCCAGAAGGAGATTCTAGATTGGGATATAGTTATTTCTTACCAAGAATTGATAAGTTAGTATTATCTGCAAGTAGAGATGAGAAATCTATTACTAATCAATATGAAGGTAATTTTGCTGTTATCAAGGGAGTATCATCTCTAAATCCAAAAGAACCAGACATACTTGATAGTGTAATGCATATTGCTACCATTAAACTTCCAGCATATCTTTATAATCCAAATGACGCTGAAATTACTTCAGTTGATAATAAAAGATATACTATGAGAGATATTGGTATATTAGAGGATAGAATAGAAAATTTAGAAATAGTTACAAGTTTAAGTTTACTTGAATTAGATACGAAAACTTTACAGGTTAAAGATGGAATTGGTGATAGATTTAAATCTGGTTTTTTTGTAGATGATTTTAAAGATAATCAACGTCTTGATTTAGAAAATCAGGATAACACTGTTAATGTTGATAGAATTAATCAGGAAATGATTCCTCCTATAAATTTCTATACAGTAAAACCTGAATTAGGAGTATCTGATAGTATTGATATACTTTCTGCTGATTTCTCTCAAAATTTACCATTATTAGATACCAATGTTCAGAAAACTGGAGATTTAATTACTTTAGCATATACTGAAGTAAAATCAGATATTGGTAATCCTCAAGCAAGTAGAACTGAAAATGTTAACCCATATGAAGTTGTTATTCGTAATGGGCAAATAATATTAGATCCTTGTCATGATAATTGGACAAGAGATATACAAATTGATGGTGGAACATTTACTCGTATTGGAGATAATGAAGGAACAGTTACTGAATCAGTACAAACAGGATCAGTTCCAATAGAATTTATTAGATCAAGGAATGTTGGATTCTCCGCATACTCATTAACACCTGGTGTTAGACATTATCCATTCTTTGAAGGAAGTAGTGGTATTGATATAGTTCCAAAATTACTTGAAATTACTATGGTTTCTGGAACTTTCGCCATAGGTGAAACTATTACAGGTTCTGTTGGAGATGATGGTGCTCAATTAATTTCATTTAGAACTTCTCAACCAAATCATAAAACAGGAACATATACTGCACCTACTTCAGTATTTCCAAGTAATCCATATAACACTTCATTAACATTAGGAACTGCTTATACTGAATCTTCTACAGTTTTAAATGTAGATATTGCATCTTTAACAGAAGATGCTCAAGGTTCTTTCTTTGGTAGAGTTGAAACTGGGATGAGACTGGTTGGTGGAACTAGTGGTGCTATAGCAACAATATCAAATGTTAGATTAATACCTGATACATTTGGATCTGTATATGGATCATTCTTCTTTAGAGATCCAACAGTTTCTCCACCACCACCTTTAAGATTTTCTAATGGAACAAATACATTTAAATTAACTTCAAATGTTAACAATGCTACTGCAGTACGTGGAGATGAAGCAAGTATAACCAGTGGAGAGGTTACCTATTCTACTTCAGGAACATTAAATCAAATTACTAATACTACGACTATAACTCGTCTTCCACCACCACAAGCTAATGCAGGTGACCCATTAGCACAGTCATTTACTGTAGATGAGACAGGAATGTTCTTATCATCTTTGGATTTATATTTCTTTGAAAAGGATGATAATATACCAGTAACTATTCAGATAAGAACTGTTGAATTAGGAACTCCAACAGGTCAAGTAGTTAGTGATTTTGCACAAGTTATATTGGATCCGACTGTATTAGATACCGATAATACTTCAATTATAAAAACTTCTGCAGATGCTTCATTACCGACTAGAGTTACTTTCCCATCTCCCGTTTATTTGGAAGCAAATAGAGAATATGCAGTGGTTATTTTATCACCAGCATCAATAAAATATAAAGTTTGGATTGCTCAAATGAGTGAAGAAACTATTGAAACACAAACTCTTGGTGTTGATGAGGGTTCAAAGAGTATTGTTCAAAAACAATATCTAGGGGGAAGTTTATTTAAGTCTCAAAATGGTACTATTTGGACAGCAACTCAAACTCAAGATTTGAAATTTAGTCTTTACAAGTGTTCTTTCACAACAACACCTGGTTCACTTAC